GAGCGCAGATGAATGAAATGAGCGACCACATTAGTGGTGGTGGCTGTGCTGATTTTAGTGAATACTCTAAGTGTTGTGGGATCATACAAGGTCTTGCGATGGCTGAGAGAGAGCTTCTCGATCTAAAGGAAAGATACGAGAAGGCATGATTTCTCCGTGTAATGCGGTGCAACGCGACTCTGGACGCGAATTTCCAGTGCAAGGAGGCACTAATGAGCCAATCATTAGCAAAAAAGGAAGAGTTATCTGAAGTATCAGATGACAACGCCAGAAAGGCAAAACAGTTACCCACGCCAAAAGGGTACAAAATCCTCATCACTTTGCCAGAACCCGAGGAGAAAACAGAAGGCGGCATAATAAAAGCCACTGAAACGCTGCAAAATGAAGAAATAGGTTCTATTGTAGGTATGGTCTTAGAATTAGGGCCAGACTGCTACAAAGATCCACAGCGGTTCCCTTCTGGGCCGTCTTGTAAAGAAGGCGATTGGATATTAATGAGATCTTATTCTGGAACCAGATTTAAAGTTCACGGAAAAGAGTTTCGTTTAATAAACGACGATAGCGTAGAAGCTGTTGTTGAAGATCCAAGGGGGATAGTTAAGGTATGAGCGAGGTACAACAAGAACTGGAGATGGAATCTCCTGCAAGTGCTGAAGACAAGTTCTTTGGCGTTAAGACGCAACACAGCAAGTTAGCTGAACCAGCTCCTGAAGAAGCTGAGCAAAGTGGATTTGAAGTCGAAGTTGTAGACGATACTCCACCAGAAGAGAAAAAGCCCGTTAAGCGAACTAAGGAATTAGCCGAGCCTCATGTAAAGTTCGATGACGGATTTACTGATGAAGAACTAAAAACTTACAGCAAGGGTGTCCAAAAGCGGATTAATCAGCTCAGGGCAATTAACCACTCAGACAGGCGCAAGGTTGGGGAAGCTCAGCGTATGCGTGATGAGGCTGTAAGAGTAGCGCAATCTCAACAAAAGAAGATTCAAGAGTATGAGTCACTGTTGGCTAACAGTCAGGGCGCTATAATTGAAAGCACCAAAAGCAAAGCGCAAGTGGAGCTGGACAGTGCTGAGAAAGAGCTGAAGAAAGCGCATGAGGAAGGCGATGCCGATAAGTTAGTTCAAAGCCAAAAAGCTTTGGCTGCTGCAACAGCTAAGATAAACGAGATGGAGCAGCGTGAACAAAAGTATAGGCAGGCTCAACAAGCTCAAAAGCGCAGGCAAGAAGAACTTGCTAAACAGCCTCAACAACCTCAACCTCAACAGAGAGTTCAGGTAACTCCACAGCAAGAGAAGTGGAACAGCGAGAATCCGTGGTTTCAACCTAACCCTGTAAATGGGCAGATTGATCCACTACACAAAGAAATGACAGCAGTAGGTTTAGCTATTCATGACAATCTTTATCATGAAGGTATTACTGCCACAGGAGACCCTCAGCGTTATTACGCTGAAGTTGATCGAAGAATGCGTCAGCGTTTTCCCGATTACTCTGGTTTTGCTCCAACAGAGCAAGCTGAAGAAGTCGAGGAAGTGCAGGAGGAACGAAGCGCTCCGCAACGCCAACGCAGCAATACCACCGTGGTAGCGCCAAGTACCAGTAGGAACAACGGCGCAAAGACACGCAAAGTCCAGCTATCGAAAACTCAAACAGCCCTCGCGAGGCGTTTGGGAATTACTAATGAAGCCTATGCCGAACAGTTGCTAAAACAGGAGATTGGCTAATGACTGAAGAAATAAACCGCGCACCCCAAGAGCTAGACTCAAGGGAAAACACGAAGAGGCCGAATGACTCATGGATTCCTGCTTCTTCTTTGCCTTCTCCAAATCCGCGAGATGGAATCTCTCATAGATGGATTCGTACTTCGGTCTTGGGGCAAGTTGATAACACTAACGTGTCGCAGAAAATGAGAGAGGGATGGGTGGCAGTTAAAGCCACTGACTATCCTGAAATTGACTACGTTCCTGACAAGACAAGTCGTTATCCTGAAAATATTGAATACGGTGGTCTGTTGTTATGCTCGATTCCGAGCGAAATGCTGGACAAGCGTACTAAGTATTATAGTGAGATGGCGGTTAACCAGATGGAAGCGGTAGACAACAGTTTTCTTAGCGACCAAGACCCTCGAATGGCTAAGTTCCAAGAGAACTCTTCGAGGACAACTTTTGGTAGAAGATAATCTTGTTAGTAGGGTTGTCTTCATAACGAGGACTTTACTATGTCTGCAACAGCGACCCCTATGGGAGCAGAACCAGTTGGCGGATTATCCGCGTGTGGTTCTTTCTCTGGAAAGGTTCGCCATATAAAGATAGCTAGTGGCTACGCCTCTAATATTTTTTATGGTGATTTTGTGAAGCTGGTCAATACTGGCACTATTGAAAAAGATGCTGGTACTGCAACAGCTACTCCGGTTGGTATTTTTATGGGCTGTTTTTACACTGACCCTAGCACCAGCCAGCCTACATTTAATCAAATGTGGCCTACTGGAACTGTAGCGGATGACGCTATGGCTTATGTGCTTGACGATCCTGATGCTGTATTTAGAATGCAGGGTGATGGCTCTTTAGCGCAAACTACTTTGGGTAATAACATTGCTATTATTCAAACTTCTGGTTCTACAACTATCGGACGCAGCAAGAATGCGGTTGACGCAAGCACCGCTGCAACCACCGATACTCTTCCTTTACGGATTCTTGAGTTTATGGATGGCCCTGATAGCACTGTAGGTGACGCATATACAGATGTACTATTAACGTACAACTTTGGAATGCACCAATATAGAAATGCCACAGGCATATAGGAGGCTTAGCGAATGGCTATATCAAGAGCGCAAATGCTCAAAGAGCTACTTCCGGGTCTTAACGCCCTGTTTGGCTTAGAGTATGCAAAGTACGAAGACGAAGATAAGATGATCTACGAAACAGAAACATCTGATCGTTCGTTTGAAGAAGAAGTAAAGTTGAGTGGGTTTGGCGCTGCGCCTGTGAAGCCTGAAGGTTCTGCAATCAATTATGATTCAGCACAAGAAGCTTTCACCGCTCGTTACACTCATGAAACTATTGCTCAGGGTTTCGCTATTACTGAAGAAGCAATGGAGGATAACCTCTATGCGTCTTTGTCTCAGCGATACACTAAAGCTTTGGCAAGAGCGATGGCTTACACCAAGCAAGTTAAAGCGGCTTTCCCATTAAACAATGGTTTCACTAACGCCTTTCAATCTGGCGATGGTGTTAACTTGTTTACTGCGGTAGGCGATGGCGTAACTGGTGGTGGTGGTCACCCTCTAGTTAATGGTGGGTTCAACTCAAACCGTCCTGCGACAGCGGCTGACTTGAATGAAACTTCATTAGAAGACGCGGTGATTTCGATTGCTGCTTACACTGATGAGCGTGGACTTCTTATCGCAGCTAGACCACGGCGTTTGATTGTTCCACCTAACCTGATGTTTGTTGCTACTCGAATCCTAGATTCAGAGTTGCGTGTCAGCACATCTGACAACGACATCAATGCCATTAAGAACAATGGCTCCATTCCTGAAGGCTATGCGGTCAATCACTATCTGACTGACAACAATGCTTTCTACATCATCACTGATGTACCGAATGGCATGAAGCACTTCGAGCGTACTCCGCTTGAGACTTCAATGGACGGTGATTTCGATACTGGTAACGTGCGCTACAAGGCGCGAGAGCGTTACAGCTTCGGTGTCTCTGACCCACTAGGAATATACGGTTCTCCGGGTAGTTCCTAAACGATGGGGGGCGGCTTAGGTCGCCCCTTATTTTAATCTTGGTACATACAGTTTTAGCGACCAACCAAGTGGACGTTTACGAAGACGCTAAGACAAATCCTTTCGTAAAGAGGTGACTCTAATGGCTTTATCAACATTCCAAGGCCCGATCAGATCAATGGGTGGTTCTTACAATCAAGGGCCAGAATCAGTCGTTACATTAACTGCTGACACTACAATTAACCCAACTGACCATGCGGGTAAACTAATTCTTATCAATAACTCCACGCTAACTATTACTCTTCCTGCTGTAAACGCAGCAGCGCTTGATCCCGCCGCTGGCCCATTCAGAAAAGGTGGCGGCCCTAACACATTGAGCAACGTGGGAATTGAGTATAGGTTTTTGATGCTAACCTCTTCTGGAACTAGCACTACAATCGGTAGCTCTTCGTCATCTGACCTCATGATTGGTTCTATGGTTCAGGGTAAGGCTGGTCTAGGTCTTGTCCATGTCTTCGAGCCAAACGGCTCTTCTAACTACCAGTTGGT